CAGTTGGTAACGGTGCAAATATTATTAATTGCGAACCGTGGGATGATCTTCCCATCGTTATGTTCTGCCCCGATCCAGAGCCACACACCTCAATTGGCAGTTGCCCCGCAGACTACTTAAAACCAATCCAAGCTGCTAAATCACAAATTATGCGCGATACATTGGATTCATTGGGTCACTCAATATTCCCAAGAATGGGTGTGGTGGAAGGACAAGTAAACATTGATGATGTATTAAACACTGATATTGGACAACCGATTAGAATGAGAGCGCCAGGCATGGTGCAACCTTTCTCTGTACCGTTTGTCGGTAAAGAAGCATTTCCTGTTTTGGGTTACTTAGACGAATCCAAAGAAAACCGAACTGGTGTATCTAAAGCAAGTGCTGGTTTAAACGCTGATGCACTACAATCCACCACTAAATCCGCAGTAGCAGCCACTATGAGTGGTGCGCAAGGCAGAATCGAGCTAATTTGCCGTCATTTTGCAGAAGGTGGGATGCAACAATTATTCAAGCTTGTTAATGGTTTAGTGATAAAACATCAGGATTCACAGGCAGTTTACCGCCTAAATAACGAATTTATTGCTGTTGATCCGCGTTATTGGGATGCAGATAAAGATATGGTGATTAATGTAGCAATAAGCAAGTCTAGCGATGAAGAAAAGTCTGCATTGTTAGCACAGCTTGCGGGCAAGCAAGAGCAAATACTGCAAACTATGGGTGCAAACAACCCACTGGTTAGCTTGCAACAGTATTCCAACACATTAACTCGTATTATTGAGATGGCTGGCTTTAAAGATGCGCAATCGTTTATTAATACGCAAGTACCGCCTATGCCACCACAACCAGAAGAACAGAAACCAGATGCAGCAGAGATGTTAGCGCAAGCTGAAATGCAAAAAGCACAAGTGCAAGCACAAAAAGCAATGGTTGATGCAGAAACAGATCGCATGAAGATTATTATGGATGACGATAGAGACAGGGATAAGGCAGAAGCCAATATCAGGCTAAAAGCTGCTGAGTTAAATGCGAAGTATGGTGCGCAAGTAAATGTGGCAGAAATAAATGCGTTAATGGAGCGCGATAGAGAAACATTAAGACAGATTGCTAAAACACAATCACAAGGATTATTTACAGGTGGAAACACAACCAACTAAGTTGTACGACATAGAGTTTTTGGAAGGCGATCAGATATTTACTGGTACAGATATTCCAGCTAACTCAGAAGCAGAAGCAATAACCAAAATGATGTTTATGTTTATGGGTAAGATAGATGAGGATTCAGAACTGATACACATAGAAGAAAAAAGGGTACATTGATTATGGCAATAACTTATCGAGGCGAAAGATTTAGCGGATACAACAAACCTAAAAGAACACCAGGTAAAAACAAAAAGTTTGCGGTATTGGCAAGAGATAAAGGGAAAGTACGTCTTGTTCGTTTTGGTGATCCAAACATGACAATTAAAAAAGATCAGCCAAAAAGAAGAAAATCATTTAGAGCTAGACATAAATGTGATACTAACCCACCCAATAAATTAACAGCAAGATATTGGTCTTGTAAAAAATGGTAAGGAGATAATATGGCTAGTAAACCAACTAATCCAGCTTTATATTCGAGAGTAAAGTCATTGGCAAAGAAAAAATTTAAAGTGTATCCAAGTGCTTACGCAAATGCTTGGCTTGTAAGAGAGTACAAAAAAAGAGGCGGTAAATACAAAAATGTCTAAAAGCACAGATGGATTAGCCAAGTGGTTTGATGAAAACTGGGTTGATTTAGGTCGAAAGAAAAAGGGTGGCGGTTATGAGCCTTGCGGTAGAAAGAAAGCATCCACTAATAGAAAAGGCTACCCAAAATGTGTGCCAGCTTCTAAAGCTGCGAAAATGACAAAGAAGCAAAAAGAAAGTGCTGTTAGAAGAAAAAGAAAAAAAGCTCAAGGCGTTGGCGGTAAGCCAACATACGTTAAAACTATGACTAAAAGAGGTAACAAAAGAAATGCCTAATCCTAGAAAAAAGAAAAAAACATCTAAAATGAAAAGAATTAAAAAGAAAACTTACGGGTACTAAACAATGAAAACTAAAAAATCAGCTAAAATGATTAAAGGCGTAAATGTTTCTTCTTTAGATAAACGACAACAAAAAGCTATGGAAAGACACGCAGAACACCACACAATCAAGCACTTAAAAGTAATGGTTGGTGCTATGAACAAAGGTGCGACTTTTGGCGAGTCACATAAACTAGCAACAAAAAAAGTTGGTGCATAATGAAATTTAAATTTGTTAAAAACTTAATCGGTGCTGTTGCACCTACAATCGGCACGGCTCTTGGTGGGCCTATGGGTAACATGGCAGCTAACATGGTAGCTGATGCTTTGGGTTGTGAGCCTACACCAAATAAAATAGAAAAAGCTGTGCAAGAAGCAACACCAGAGCAATTAGCAGAACTTAAAAAGATTGATGCTGATTTTGAAATCAAGATGAAAGAGTTAGATGTTGATTTATATGCTTTGGAAACAAAAGACATACAGGATGCCAGAGGCAAGTTTTCTAGGGATTGGACAACTCGAATTATGGGTATTGCTACTTTAGGTGGTTTTATGGGATATATATTCCTAGTAACACTACAACCACCAGAGCAAAACAGCGAAGCATTGATTAACTTAGTTTTAGGTTATCTTGGCGGTTTGGCAAGTGCTGTTATTAGTTTTTACTTTGGCGCATCTAATGGTGGCAGTAAAGACTAATGGAAACCTCTCAGAACGGAATAGATTTAATCAAGCATTTTGAAGGTTGTCGATTAGAGCCTTACTTATGTAGTGCCAATGTTTTAACAATTGGTTATGGTCACACAAAAGATGTGGTAGAAAATATGAGTATAACCGAAGATACAGCAGAAGCATTATTGCAACAAGATTTAAAAGAGTTTGAAGATCATGTTAGCAGATTGGTTGAAGTGCATTTAAACCAAAATCAATTCGATGCTTTGGTATCATGGACATTTAATTTAGGTGCTGGCAATTTAAAAACAAGCACCATGTTAAAAGTGTTAAACCAGAAAAAATATGATGAAGTGCCAGAGCAAATGCAAAGATGGAATAAAAGTGCTGGGGTTGTGAATAAAGGATTAGTTAAAAGACGAGGTGCGGAAGCATTACTTTTTGCAAGCAAAGCATGGACATAAATCCTTTTTTTCTTTGGAATGTTATTTTAACATTAATATATGCGCCATTAATTTATGGCATAAGAAATAACGCAACAGAGATGAAAAGAATAGATATTTTACTTAATAAAACAAGAGAGGAACTACCAACTAGGTATGTTACTAAAAGTGATTTATTAGAAGATATGGAAAGATTGTTTAAAAGATTAGATAATTTAGAATCAAAAATAGATAGGTTAATACAAAGATAAAGGAATAGATATGGCAAGAAGAATGGTTGATCCGCTATTCAGTTCAGGTTTACAATATGCGCAATCAATAGCGGGGGGAGAGAATGTAGCTGACATGATAGCACCAGGTGTAGGATACTCAGAGGAGTTTCCAGAAGGTTTTGTAATGCGAGATGGAGTACCAGTTTCCGTAAGGGAAGCAGCCCCAATGCCCGCACCAACAACAATGCCAGAAATGACATCAACACAAGTTCAGCCTAGTATGTTAATGGATATGCCTACGGAGATACCTGACTCCGCACCATCACCTACTAATATTCCTTTTATTGATGCGTTCAATATACGCTTGGCAACACCTCCAAGAGATGATCTATTAATTACTCCAGAAGAAGAAATGGCAGCACAGAGAGTAAGAGATTTAATCCAATCAGGAGATTTAATACCACCCGCACCTGTGTTTGGTTCTGGATTACCTATGTCCGATGGACAAATGGCTATGTTCGATGCCGAGCCAGAAAGATTTGAAATGCAACCTCAATACAATGTGGATGCACAACCAATCAAATATAGACCTTTTGACTTTACTAATGTGCAAAGAATGATAGACAGAATGAGGTAAACATGGCTACTAGAGAGGAAGTATTAGAATCAAACGAAGCAGAGCTAATTTTAAAAAGCGATACATTTAAAAAAGCGATAGAGAATTTAAAGAAAGAATATGTTGCATTATGGATGAACAGTAAAGGCGAGGATGATGTTGCCTTTCGAGAAACTCTGCATAATGCGATAAATGTTTTACCAGAAGTGGAGAGGCATCTACGCATCTTGGTAGAAAAGGGGAAGATAACGAGTGCGCAAATCAAAAAATTGCACAATTACATATAACTAGGTAAAATTTTTAAAATTAAGGAGTGATTATGAGCAATAACGCAAAGCCGATTGCATTACAATCAAGTTTAGATAAAACTGTAAGTTCATTTGAAACTTTTCTGACTCCACCAGAGGAAGTAACAGAAGAAGATCAAGCAGAACAAGCAGAAACATCTCCAGAAGATGTCGTGGAAACAGAATCAGAAGCGGAAGTTGAAGTTGAGGCGGAAGCAGAGGTTGAAGTAGAAGATGATGTCGAGGAAGGGGAAGAAGAAGTAGAACAGTCTTTAGAAGAACAAACAGAAGTAGAAGAAGAACTACAACCTGATGTTTACACCGTAAAGATTGATGGTGTTGAGCAAGAGGTCACGTTAGATGAACTCCGAAACGGATATTCTCGTCAGCAAGACTATACTCGCAAAACTCAAGAACTGGCACAGAAACGCAAAAGTTTTGAAGAACAGCAAGCAGAGTTAGCGAAAAAAGATGCTATTTACGCTCAGTTGTTGCCTCAGTTAGAGGCAAGTTTAAATGGCGAATTGGAAAACGAACCAGATTGGGCAGCACTGTACGAATCTGATCCTATTGGGTATGTTCGTGAAAAAGACGTTTGGGATGAAAAACGAAAAAAATTGGATGCAGCAAAAGCTGAAAACAAAAGATTGCAAGATGAAGCAATGCAAAAGCAGCAAGAGCAAATCCAAAAATATGTTGAGTACGGTCATCAACAATTAAAAGAAAGAATCCCAGATTGGTCTGATGTTGAGAAATCTCAGAAAGAGAAACTCGCAATCACAAACTACGCAGTTAATGAACTTGGGTTTACCCAAGATGAAGTTAATCAGGTGATAGATTATAGAGTGTTACTTGGTTTACGAGATGGGATGCTATACCGCAAGCAAATGGCAGCAACCAAGAAGAAACCAACCCAGAAAGCAGCTTCAAGAGTTGCAAGACCTGGAACAGCCAATAAGCCTAAAACAGCAACGCCAGTGAAAAGAGCAAAACAAAGGTTAGCTAAATCTGGCAAAGTTCAAGATGCGGCTAAAGTTTTTGAACAATTAATTTAAAGGTATAAAAAAATGGCAAAAGTAACAAACGCC